GACGATATCCAGGATGTAGAATATACTGAAATACCTACCAAGGATAAATTAGCAGAAATAGCTGCTAGAGCTGCCGGGGTTGTAGATGCGAAGTCTGAAGAAAACAACGAAATCCAAAGTAAGCAATCTGTTTAAAATTTATGTAACAATGGAAGCTCAACATTCTTTAGAATGGTATCGTAAACGATTAGGTCATGTCACCGGCTCACGTGTCGGTGACTTGATGAAATCTGGTAGAAAGAAAGAAGATTTGTTCGGGGATACCGCAAAATCCTATATATACCAACTGGCAGCCGAAAGAAGCATGAACCCGTATATCGTCAATGATGATAATCTGTTTGAAAAATACCTATTTCAGGTCGGAGTTTCATCAAAGGCTATCGAATGGGGTAATACACAGGAAGCTGACGCTCGCAAATTGTATAACAGAATGAAAGGTAATAATATGATTGAAACGGGCTTCTGTATTCATCCTAACATCCCTTTCTTTGGCTCTTCCCCTGATGGCTTCTGTTGTAACGATGACGGAGAGAAAGGAACATTAGAGATTAAATGCCCCAGCCAATATGTTTTCATGAAATATAAAGAAGAGGTGAAAGACAATGTCGGATTACTTCTTGCTAAACCTGAATATTTCTACCAATGTCAGTCTCACATGATGGTGACCGGTGCCGAATGGTGCGACTTTGTGGTTTATTGTCCCTTTCAATGTAGCCCTATTCACATTGTGAGAATCTTCCCGGATTATATGAATTTCAAGCTCATAGAGAAGCGTATTCTGATGGCTAATGAAATAATTAAAAAAATGGTAGCGTAGTTTATGGAAAAAGAGATTAACGAAATAAACGATTACCTGAATATTACCTGCTCAAATAATCCGGTAGAGATACAAGAGAGAATATCAGTCATAATGGTGTATTTGAACCGGTCCGGTGAAATGCTTGCGGATGCGAAGAAGCTGCTCCGGAAGAAGAAATCTACAGAAATAAGCAATACCATCATCGCAATAGCGAAAGAGCAATGCTTGTCGGCAAAGGTGCAAAACGCTTTGCTTGACAGTATAGCGGAGGACGAGTCGCATTTAGTGGATCGGCTTGACCGGCTTAATGCTGCCTGCACGCATCAATTAGATGCTTTACGCACTTTGTTGAGTTACGAGAAGGAAGCAATGAGATTAAATAAAACTGGATATTAGAAGGTATTATTCCAAATAGCTGTTATTTGGAAGTTTTGAAATAAAATAAAGCCAAATGAGTAAACAATCAGAAAACAGAGAAAAGCAAGGGTTCCAGAAGAAATGCCCATGCTGTAATAATTGTCTTCACTTTACAAGTGAGATAGTGAAAGAACCTTCTTTTGTTCCTGGAAGTTATTGGGAGCGTGAGAAGAATCTTCGTTGTGGAATTGGTGGTTTTAAGGTTATTAAATCAAATTGGTGTCAACAACATAAGTTTGGTGAAAATAATGCGAAAAACTAAAGTAATCCACGTCTACCTGATCTTCGAAAAGCGGAACTATTACTTCAGTTCGGTAACGGGTATCTTCCGGCATTTATCCGAAGATCAGATAGGCATCAAACAAAGCACATTGTCTCACAATATGGGAAATACTATTGTAACCGGTAGGGCTATAATCCGCAAAAGTGAGCTGTTAAGATAGCTTTGTTAACCTTTTACCCCAGTCTGCTTGTCTGTGAAGATTGGCGGGCGAACATGGGACAAAATGGTCATAGGGCGCTAAGACTAAATGAACGGAAATTCTGAGTGTACATAAGAATGGATGTCATCAAGACCGGTGCCGGGGATGTGTGAGTAAATTTAGTCGAAAACCTATCCGGACGATACTTGTGCAGGTTCGACTCCTGCTTGTCCCACATAAATGTGAGCCACACATAAATGGCAAGGGTTAGTAAATAATGGTTGTGCCCCGGAGAATACGCTTCGGGGCTTTTAATTGGAAAGCATGGAATATAAGGCAATAATTAAAGGAAACGCTCCTTCTAAGGCTAATTGTTACAAGATAGTATCAATCAACGGGCACGGATGCCTAGCCAAAACTTCTGCATTGAAAAAGTATGAGGAATCCTTTATTTGGCAGTCTGGGAAATTGAGGGATTTACATATCAACGAACCGTTTGAGTTCTACATTGATGTGTACTACCCAAGTAAACGCAGTGATCTTGATAATGTATTAAAACTACAACTGGATGTACTCCAGCGAATCAAATGTATTAAGAATGATAACAATTGTTGCCTTATTCATGCACGCAAGTTTGTAGACAAGGAAAATCCACGTGTGGAGATAATGATTAAAACTTTGGATTAAAAAATAAAATTTTCATTTGGTATTTTGAAATTTGGGTGTATCTTTGCGGTGCAAGTACGCCAAACCTGCATTAACATATTTATTTGGAATGGGCTTTTTTTATGTCCATTAGATACTTATACCACAAAGATATAAGGCTATTGTTCTCTCGTGGATACTCATTCCAATAATGCGTATCAGGTTTGGCGACTTGGAGAGGCGATAGCCTTTCTTTTTTTAATAACTCAAATTTCATTCACAGAATGCCAAACCTGATGAAATTGAGCAGCAATCGAAGTATAGTAAATTGTAGACTCACGTCTGCACACGACACGTGCATCTTATCATTATCTTCTTCAACCGAAGAAATCAAACGTTATTTCAAAACTATTCTGGCTATTTCCAAAATGGAAATAACCTATCCTGTAAACCTTGATAGTTGCTGGATGTTGTGCTATTCAGCAAAAGACAAGGCTGTACGAGCTTTAAAAGAAAATTTCATAGAAGGCGTTGATTATCAGCCGATCGCCCAAAATGGTGAGCGAACGAGAGGCGGGCAAAATAAGATTGACTACTACCTCTCCGTCTCCTGTCTTGAATACTTCATCGCTCGCAAGGTACGCCCTGTATTCGATGTGTATCGTGAAGTATTCCACAAGACAGCCGAAGTGCTTCCGAAAGTAGCCAAATCAAGCGCAGCAGACAAACGAAGAATAGCGGCACTTGAAAAAGAGCTTGAACGAACAAGGGAGGCTCTCCGCTGGACTAGAATAATCGAGCGACAGGAAGTAGAGCTAAAGTGTTCATGTTTCCATTATCTCGTTAAAACGAAACAGTACGATAAATGGGAAGAATATAGAAGAACGGGAATAATCAAAAGATAACAGCCATGATTGAAATATTAATCGTGTTTGGTAGCCTATATGTGGGCTACCTCACTTTCCGCAAAAAGGGAGAGAAGCTATTTTATTAAGTAAAATCTAAAATCAAATAATATGAATGAAATTAAAATCTTTCAGAATGAGCAATTCGGTCAGATCAGAATTGTTGTAAATGAAAACAATGAACCTTTGTTTTGTTTGGCAGATGTTGCAAAAGTCCTTGGATATAGCAGACCTGCCGATGCTGTAAATCAACACTGTAAAGGGGTCGTTATTTTACCGACCCCCACAAATGGCGGTGTACAAGACATAAAGTACGGCAAGGAAAGCGAGGTCTATCGTCTGACTATGAAATCTAAATTGCCGGATGCCGAAAAGTTCCAAGATTGGGTTTGCGAAGAAGTATTACCTTCAATCCGCAAGCATGGCGGTTATATTACAGCCCAGCAGAATGATACTCCCGAAGAAATTATGGCACGTGCGTTGATTGTAGCACAAGAAACACTGAAACGAAAAGAGCAACGCCTTATCGAAGCAGAAAGTAAAATTCAACAAGATGCTCCTAAAGTTCTTTTTGCTGATGCGGTCTCGACTTCCCAACGTTCTTGTTTGATCGCTGAATTAGCGAAGATACTACAGCAGAACGGTGTGAATATCGGTCAAAATCGTTTGTTCTCATGGATGCGTGATAATGGCTATCTCTGCCAAAAAGGCGACTACTACAATCAACCGACACAGAAATCCATGAAATTAGGGCTTTTTGAATTGAAGAAAACATCAATCACTAAGCCGGATGGTTCGGTGTTGGTTACCACCACAACGAAGGTTACGGGAAAAGGGCAAATCTATTTTGTGAATAAGTTTCTAGGGAAAGATGCCGCATAAATCAACAGGGCTACTTATCGGTAGCCCTAAGTGACTTTAATTATGAAAAAGAAATCCGACAAGCATATTATCCGCCCGGACACCTGTGCAAAATGCAACAACGGGCAAATAATTCCAACCGAGAAAGGCAATCCACGAGTAGTTTATTGTAGTTTCTTTAACCGTCGGTTTGTTGCCGACAGCAAAAGAAACTGTATTCATGCGTATTAATATGAAATCAATAAAAGAAGTAATCAATGAGATAGAGCACATTCCGAAATGCCCTAGAAGTGGAGAATTTAACCTTTACTACCTAATAAAATTACATATCAAAAAGGGAGGGAAGGCAGCATGAGAGATAGTTTTATTTTCTATAGAAGTTTTTACGAGGCAATCAAAGATTTGCAGAGAGATATTCAGGGTGAGATTTACACGGCTATAATGGAGTATAGCCTATATGGTAAGGAAACTGATAATCTAAAGCCGGTTGCTCGTAGTATCTTCACATTGATAAAACCTCAAATTGATGTGAATAACAAACGATTTGATAATGGTTGTAAAGGTGGTCGACCTTTAAAGAAAGAAACCAAAGAAAAACCAAACAATAACCAAAAAGAAACCAAAGAAAAACCTAATGATAATGATAATGTAAATGATAATAATATAAATAAAGAATCTACTAACGTAGATAAGAAAGAAAGTCCTCCAAAATCCGATTATGAAAGATTTAATGAATGGCTCAAAGAACATACTCCTAATGTTCTTAAACTTCAAAGACAAATAACCGAAGAGGAGTTTCTGAAACTAAAAAAGAAGTATTCATACGATCAGATAGTTGATATACTTCAAAGCATGGATAATTACAAGGATGCTCCTAAAAAGTATACTAGCGTATATCTGACGTTTTTAAAATGGGCTAAGAAAGAATATGGAAGTTAACGTGCAATTACGTGATGAGGATGCCGAAAAGCTAGTCCTTGGCACTATAATGATAAACCGTGATGCTTTTGAAGAAGTGAGGGAGATGTTGAGCAAAGAATGCTTCTATAACTCCTTTCATCAGGAAATTTATAAGGCAATTATTCAGGTCGCATCTTCTGGTGACAGACCGGATATGATTACGGTAAAGAATAAGCTGGTTGCTAACGGTATTAAATTTGAGCCATATCTGTTTGTAAGCATAGCTTCTAACCAAACGTTTGATTTGGGACAGTATGCCGCTCGTCTCCATGACCTTGCCATCAGACGGAAATTTTATGAGATTGGGCAATATCTTGTTTCAAACTCATATACTGAATCAGAGGATATATTGGATGTAACCAATACTGTTTCTGACCAACTATCTTCTCTTTTCAAATCAAGCAGCAGCGTAATATCAACTATAAACGAAGGGCTTGAGAGTGTATATCACATGATAAACGAGAATTTGAATGGCGGAAAGCCTTTGACCGGCACTCCTACCGGATTTGAGAAGATAGACAACAAATCGGGAGGACTTCAAAAATCGGACTTGATAATCATTGCCGGTGAGACTAGTCAGGGGAAAACGAGCCTAGCGGTATCTATCATGCGAAATGCGGCATCTTTAGGCGCCAAGGTAGCCATGTATTCGATGGAGATGAAAAAAGAGCAAATAACGGCTCGTATTCTTTCCATGGAAAGCGGAGTGCCGGCAAATGAGATCATGTATTCCCGTTTGACAGAATCCCAGTTGCAATCTGTAGACAAGGGAATCGGGAAAATATCAGGAAAGGGTATTTATTTCGATGATCGTAGCACCTCCAATATTGACACTATTCTTTCATCTATCCGGTATATGAAACTTAAATTCGGAATAGATGGCGCTATTGTTGACTACCTGCAGATTCTTAACGTAAACATGAAGGGAGCCAACAAGGAGCAACAAATGGGAGATGTGGCAAGGCGATTGAAGAATCTTGCTAAGGAGTTAGACATTTGGATTATTGCTTTATCTCAATTAAACAGGGACAATATGAATCCGGTTCCGTCTTTAGCAAGATTACGGGATAGCGGTCAGATAGCAGAAGCTGCAGATGTGGCCATGTTGGTTTACCGTCCGGAAGTGAAAGGTAAATCATATCCGGGAGATTTTTCCCACGTAGATACAAGAGGTACGGCAATGATAGATATTGCGAAAGGTCGAAATATTGGTTTGCTGAAATTTATTTGCGGCTTCAATGCTTGTACTACATGTTTTTATGAGTTGGATAATATCCCCATTTCAAGTGGAATGGTAAGCGATGAAGAAGATTCTCCAGCTTTTTAACGTCATCGAATTAAAAGGCTCTTCACGAAGATGATACTTCAAGGTTATCCGGTAATCTGTAACGGTATTCATTACAACGGAAGACATCTGAAACTTATATGCAAACGTTGCTCGTTGTACACTAAAGTAAAGCAGCCATCAAAAAGTTCATGGCGCATAAGTGGAATCGATAAATGTATAATAAATCATGTTAGTAGGAACAACAAATCTTAATACGACTCTCAACTTAACCTATGTGTTGACAGATGTTGTAGAAACCCTTCTCTATGATTCGAGAAGTGAAATGGGGAAGCAAGGCTATGAGTTGCGCCACGATGCGAAACGCAATTTCAACACAGCTATAGCTTCTATTCGTAAATTGAAACAAGACGTTGACAAAACCCAGTTCTCCACACAGGAGAATTTTGGAAACGACTCCGATTGCCTTCTTGCGTTTATCAGGTTGTTGGTAGACCGGTGCGGAGACGATGATAAGAAGATGTTCGAGTTTTATAATTACATCAAGCGGTTCCCTTCACAGCTTGGGTTGGAGCTGGCTGACGAGAAGAGTGTGTTTGCGCATATATTTGATAATTGATATTCATAACTAAGATAAAGATGAATAAAACTCACGGTTCTTTATTTAGCGGTTTTGATGCCCCTAGCGTTGCAGCTTCATGGATGGGCTGGAAAAATGCCTTTCACTGTGAGATAAACTCTTTTTGCAACGAGATACTAAAATATTGGTTTCCTGATTCAGAACATTATGAAGATATTACAAAGACAGACTTTAGTCAATGGAAAGGAAGAATCGATGTCCTCACAGGCGGATTTCCTTGCCAGCCTTTTTCCCTTGCAGGTCAGAGAAAGGGAGCGGATGATAACCGTTACCTCTGGCCGGAAATGTTACGAGCAATACGCGAAATCCGACCCACTTGGGTTATTGGTGAAAACGTTGCTGGAATCCTCACAATGGTTCAGCCCGGCAAGGAGACTGAAGTGGGAAGCCAAACCTCTCTTTTCGGAGAAGATAACCGAAAAAGAGTATTGTTACGACAAGAGTATGTTGTCGAAACCATCTGTAAAGACCTTGAGCGAGAAGGATATTCCGTCCAACCGTTGCTTATTCCGGCTTGTGCCGTCGGAGCGCCCCACAGAAGAGACAGGGTGTGGTTTGTTGCCCACCGTGCAGACTCAAGGACTGAAGATGTGCGACGAGAACGGGAAGACAAGGTTCTATCCGATGGAATTGCTCCCGACACCAATGGCAAGCGATGCAACAACCGGAGCGATAATTGGAAAGAACGACCATTTTATTACAACAGGAAACGGAACTCCGAGGAAGATCAATCAAAACGGGATAAACGGAAGTGTAGGACTTGCAAGAATGGTTCAGTTGCTGCCGACTCCCAATGCTCGGGAGGCGGACAAATACAGCAAAAAATACAATCCAAACAGTCAGATGGGAACTGCATTGACAGCAATGACAGTAAACGGAATGTTGCCGACTCCTACAAATTCAATGGTGACTTACTAGGATTTCATTCAGGCAGGATATCACAGTTCGAAGCGTCCGGATTACGGATTGATCCCAACACCTACTGCGAGTTCCCATCACAACGGATGCTGCAAGGAGAGAAAGGACGGTACAAGCAGAAAATCCCAACTGAATCATTACATAGCCGCTCAAACTGGGAAAACTTCCCAACTCAATCCCCTGTTTGTCGAGGAAATGATGGGCTTCCCTTTGATGTGGACAACCTTACCATTCCTTTCACAAAGTGGAGACAGGAATCAGTCAAAGGATACGGAAACGCCATAGTTCCACAGGTGATTCTTGAGATATTTAAAGCGATAGAAAAAATAGAACAATTAGAGTAAAAGACTGATAAAAACAGAACAGAAATGAATATAAGTTATGATTTACGGATACATTAGAGTAAGTAGTGATAAGCAGACTGTAGAGAATCAGCGTTTTGAGATAAACAATTTCTGTGAACGCAATAAGCTGATGATTGACGATTGGATAGAAGAAACTATCAGTGGAACGAAAAATTACACAAAACGACAGCTTGGACGTTTACTACGTAAAGTACGCAAAGATGATATTATCATCTGTAGTGAACTTTCACGTCTTGGACGTAATCTTTTTATGATTATGGAAATCTTGAATATCTGTATGGGAAAGGAATGTAAAGTTTGGACAATAAAAGACAACTATCGACTTGGGGAAGATATACAAAGTAAAGTCCTTGCCTTTGCTTTTGGATTGTCAGCTGAGATTGAACGCAATCTTATCAGTCAACGTACAAAAGAGGCATTGGCGAGAAAAAAAGCAGAAGGGGCAATGCTCGGACATTGTCGTGGCTTTCGCTGTAGACTTAATCCCAAATGTGTCAACAAACATGATTATATTGTAAAAGAATTGGCTAAAGGAACAGAAAAAACTGTTATATCTAAAAGGTTGAAAGTTTCAAAAACAACATTATATCGTTATCTCGTTTATACGGGGCTTCATTTGCCTATAAATTGTCAACAAGAAGGGTGGGAAGAGTATGGTATCTATCATTGATTTTCTGTGCTACAGGAAATTAGATTAAAAATTCAGTAATGGAGAAATACTACGAAATAAAAGGGAAGCATCCGGGTTATCTGTTAATTTTCAAGAACGGAGACTTTTGTGAACTGTATGCGGCTGATGCCGCCATCGCTTCCGTAGTTTTGAATATTGCCGTCAGCGAACAGACCTGTGGACAGGGACAAACAATCCGGACAGTGCGTTTCCCTTTCTACAAACTTGATACCTACTTACCAAAACTGATACTTTTTGGCAGTCGGGTAGCTCTCTGCGAGTAGATTAACCAACGATAATTTTGAAAAATAATTAATAACTAAAAAGAAATGAGACGAGTGAAGGTTAAATGCATAGACACCCCTTGCGCATATGACATAACAATAGGGCGTGAATACTGGGGAGATGAGTCAGTTGACGGATATTGGATTAGAAACGATAAAGAAGTTCTAACATGGTATCCAATGCGATTATTTACATTAATAATGAGAGTAGACTAATTGATATAATCTGTACGGTACAGAACTAAAGAAAGGAGAATAGACTATGGGATTTACAACAGCAGCATTTATACGCAAAAACACACCGGAACTTCGGAATAAGTTGGAGGAGTTGGGATATTATTTGCATCCTGAATGTATAGACGATGATAGAGGGAATTATCTATTTGTAAATAGAGAATATTACTTAAACAGGCCTTTAGGTTATTTGGAAGAGTTTTCTCGTTCTATTGATTGCGGAACCAACGAAGAGCTTTTCTTGGCTATTGCTGCATTAAGGGATGATACAAATTATATGCAATGGTTTGTCTGTACGAGTGATTATAAAGAATTTGATGGTAAAGAGTGGAAAGTTGGAGACTTTGATTTAAATACATGTCCGGATGATTTTGACAACATACTTCCTCATTGGCGTAAGGCTACTGTAAACGAATTGATTGAACACTTTAAAGAAAAGGAGGAATAACCATGCCAATAAGCGAAGTAGCAGAATTAATACTTAAAATAGCATTATTCATCCTCAATGCCACAACTGTTGCCATCATTGTAATTTTGATAAGCAAATGGCACAAACGTATGGAGGACAAGCTGAATAGTATTCAAAGATATATTCATCACGTAACAGACCGTAATGATATTGTATATATCAATCAGCTTGAAGAGATAAAAAGGATACTGATAGAATCTGAACGCTACGAGGATGCTGACAAGATAAGCAAGTGTATTGAGATTGAATACAGTAATCTTAAAAGAAAAATGGAAAAGTAATAAAAGATATGGAACTAAAAGAATTAACATCAAGAATATGTGATCTTTTCGGGTGTGTCAGTGTTGATACACTTCCAGATAAGATTATGTTTGCCTTGTTCTCTCAAAATTCAACCTTATATTTTGAGAAATACAAGGAATTATGCCCTGATTTGACGGTAGACTGGTTACAAAGAGTATATCAATTCTACCATGCAGACAGGAAAGAGAAGAAACAGGATTATACGCCAGTATCCCTTGCTAAACTTGTCTCTTTTCTCAGTTATATGCCAAGTGAAAAACTGGTCTACGATTGTTGTTGCGGCTCCGGTGCACTAACTATCCAAAAGTGGTGCACCAATCCTGATTTGAAATTTGTTTGTGAAGAGCTTGACGAACGAGTGATACCTATTCTCTTATTCAATCTCTGTATTCGCAATATTGAAGCAACAGTGATTAATAAGGATATCTTATCCGGTAATATTATTCATTCATATAATACCATTAAAGGTACTGTATATGCCTCCGTGCAGCGTCCGATGTTTCCTGAAACAGAACTGATGAAAGCCGATGTAGGGGTATCTAATCCTCCTTTCAATATAAGAGTATCGGTTTCAGAAACAATCCTAAAGGATTTGCCGCAAAAGTACACTTGTAATTTTGCCTTTGTCGCCCACTGTCTGCAAAGGAGTGACAGATGCGCCTTAATTCTCCCTAGGGGTGTGCTAACGAGTAAAGAAGAAAAGGAATGCAGAAAGTTTCTAATAGAGAAAGGGTGGCTCCAAGCTGCCATATCTTTGCCTGAAAAGATGTTTGAGTCTACCTCTGTTGCTACTTGTATCCTTGTTCTCGATAAAAGGAAAAAAAGTAAAGATGTGATGCTGATTAATGCGGAGGAAATGAAATCAGTCGAGGTGAGAGAACAACGTGGAGAAGGTGATGCTTCACATTATAACCGTATTTACAAAAAAGAATTCAACACTTTTTCAGATGAACAAATAGCCGCTATATGCGAGCTTACAATAAAAGAACAGGACTCATTTTCTAAAAGAATTTCGCAGGAAGAATTAGAACAACATGGATATAATCTGATTATTGGTCCATATCTTCCTATAGAATTTGAAGGAACTGTTCACCGTGACTTTAACGCTATCATTTCAGATATTAACCGTATTATCCGTGAACGTAATGTCATAAAGGTTACAGTCAATAAAGTATGGGCTGAAAAACTAGGACTTACGGAAGTTATAAGAGACTGTGAAGCATCTAATGAAATTGTTAAGGCAATGAATGAAAGTTTTACATCATTCAAGAATTACGAAGTAAAAGAGAAGATTATTGAGAGCAAGTATATTCAATCATCTAATAGTAAAGTGTTTGTGATTGAAAATACTGATAAAGAGATATTATCAAGTATCATGCCTTTCTTTATGAATATGTACAAACAGCATCTTTACTATCTCAATAATGAAGAAAACAGACTTCTTGCGGAACTTAGGGATTCAATGCTTCCTCTGTTAATGAATGGAGATTTAATGTTAAAAGACAGTGACGAATGATTATGAAACAAGAAATAGACAACAACCTATTGGCTGACTGCTTTGAATCAGCCATGAGAGAGAAATTCCTAGAAAAAGACTAGGAGATTAAATTATGGGCTTATTCCATGTATAATGCGAATATGTGGGGGAGGAGTGTAAAGTAAAAGAGCGTCACCCGAACCACCAGATAGACGCCCTTCCCTAATGTCATAGTACAAATATACTATTTACTTTTAAAACTTGAGTACTATGATCGATCAAATTTCAGAAGCAAAATCTATTAAAGAACTTCAATTGTCTTTATTACAAAGAAAGTCTTTAATTTCAACTCCCATCCTTTCTGATTTAAAGCAAGTAAACCGTATCTATGAAATGTTTAATAAAATTGATTCGTATCGAAATCCTGATGCAATAAAAGGAAGTGTAATTCAAAAGAAGAGATTTTGTTTTATTATCCTCCGACTATATTCTCCTGGGAAAATATTATTCAATGAACCTTTAGTCAAGGGAGTAAGGAAGCAAATATCACAAACTCTCGGAGTAAAATGCCCCTCGGCAATTTCTGACTATTGCGAAAATGTCATTTCTTATTATAGGATTTATAAAGGATTTAGGGAGAAGCTGGATTATCTTTACGATGAAATTATATGCTATCTGAAAGCTGATAAAATAATAAGCTAAGAAGTGATATATGGCGAAGTTGTCAATAAAGCAGGAAAAGTTTTGTAATTATTACCTTGAGTGCGGTAACGCATCTGAGGCTTATCGTCGTGCTTATTCTTGCTCTAATATGAAAGATGAATCAATAAATCGTAAAGCTATTGAGTTGCTTAATAACGGCAAGATTACGGCAAGGGTAAAAGAGCTTCAAGAAGAACAAAAAAATAAGTCTGATATAACCAAAGAAAAGATACTGGAGGAGTTATCTTCTATTGCTTTTTCTTCTATAGCAGCTATGCATAATAGCTGGATAGAAAGGTCTGAGTTTGAAAACCTTACTTCTAGGCAAAAGTCTGCCATAAAAAGTATATCAACAAAGATTTTAAAAAAGAATATTGGAACAAATGACG